TGAGCTGGGTGTGATTTATTAAAATCTCTATAAATCAAACCTCTAATTGAGTCAATGACTAATGCTAAGTCAGCAGTAAAGTTCACATGGTCTGTTTTTATTCCCATAGCTACAAATTTATCTAGTAATGTGTAGGCAATATCGTCAACATTACCTTCAACAAATTCTTTTGTCTGTGCCTCAACAAGTTTTTGATGTTGTTTATCATCTAATACCTTGCCTGTATTTTCTTTGTGTTGTATTCTGTTTGTAGGAAATACAATAATCTTATCATCTGACACTATACAATCTCACCTTTAAAGTTAACTTTACCTTTATCAGTAAAATATTCAACTAGTTGATTATAACCACCAATTAGTTCACCATCAATTTTTATTTGTGGCATTGTTCTAACTTTCTTACCAATATCTTCTAACATAACATCTACTGACTCAAAATCTTCCATTTTCTTTTCAGTAAACTCTTGGCCAAGGCCTTTCAGTAAGGCCTTTGCCTTGTTGCAATAGACACAATTGTTTTTACTGTAAACTACTATCGTCATCTGATTTTTTTAGGTTATCCCAAGCCTTTTTACTTGCATCATTTAAATTGTATGCATCAACGGCCTCTTCAATAGTGTAATTGTACATCTTATTGAATTTGCCTAAAGGCAATCTCATACCTATCCAAGTTCTGTAATAACCATTTTTTGTAAGTGTTACATCTTGTGCAAATATTTCATAACCTCTAACTTTTGTAGAAGTAATTTTATTTACTATAGCACTTTCAACTTCGGTCACAATTGATTTAGTTTCTGTTTTACCTAATTCAGTGATGAATTGTTTTGATTCTTTATTCATCTCGCCTTTAATAATGTCTGCCAATTCTGACTTAGCCATCATTTTAGCTTTCTCAATAGATAATTGTAAATCAGGAGATACAGCCGTAGCTACACCATAGATACATTGTTTATCATTATCTTCACTTGTAAAGATTGAAGTATTACAAGCTTTCGATTCATTGATGTCTGCCATATACCAAGCAGGCACTTTATCAACAACATCACCTTTTTCTGATTTGATTTTATATGTACTGTTCATAGAAGAGCAAGCAGTTAAACTTGCAACAGCTAAGACAGCAGTTAATGTTTTAAGTTTTATCATAATTTATCACTCTCTTTCATATCATATACTAATCCTTGAAGAAAGTCAAGCGTGGATTGAACATAGTCTAACGCCTGTTCACTAGATATATCTGTAAAGATAATAACTAATAAAGCAATAATAATTAATGTTTTAATCATTATTTAACCTCCCATTCACCATTTTGTAATAAACACACCTTTCCTGGTGTTTTAAAAGCGTGTCTGTTCCGACTATAATATCGGCAGTATTCTGGGGTACTCACATCATTGTAGTAAAACTGAGCAAATAGTTCCCAATAACTAGGACCATCAAAACGCTTTCTACCATCAGCACACTCCAAAATTTCTTCTTTGACTATCTCATCACCTTCTTGTTTGATAGTCACTTTAATATAACAAAATTGACCATTTACTTCTTTAGGGTCAATAGGTCTAATAGTTGTATAATCACTGCCTACTGCAATACCTGAAATCAATAAAAATATAATCATTATAAAAGTCCAGGTCAGGTATCTTCTAATTTTTACATATTGTAAAGGGTCAAACATAATTTTGTAACTTCTTTATACTATCCTTTGTATTATAAATGGTATCTTCTATAAAGTCAAGCCTGGATTGGTTATTAGTTAATTCTTTTTCTTCTTCTAATTCTGCAATCTCAGCCTTCAAATGTTCTATTTTTGTTCTTATTTCACTTTCTGTCATTATTTTTTCTCCACCCATTGGCCATCAGGCATTTGGCACGCTGTACCAAAAACCACTTCTCTATTAACACCACCGATACCTACTAATGGCCAGTTATTAGTAATATCTATTGTAGCATCATATTCTTTACACTTAATTGGTCCTTCTAAGTATGATTTTGTTGTATGAATTATACCAGAGTTACCTGTTTTAGGATTATACCAATTTGTATAACTTGAACCGTAAGGACTTGTGTTTAAATGGTCTACAAAAACTGCATTGTGTACATCAAAGTCTGATTTATACATTAATTCTGCACCTGCAAACGCACCACCCATAGCACAAGTAGCTATTGCATAAGGGTTTGTAACACCTGCCTCAGCACACATAGCTGTTGTTGTTGCACCGCCTAAGAAAGCACCGTTTGTACTTCTATTTGTACTACAGCCACTCAGTAGGAGTAGGACCAGGAATATCCTCGTCAATTTTACCATATTCACCTTTGTCTTGTGATACCACATAACAATCTGCTTGTATTTGTTGTATCAAATTATCAATCATAAAATCTCTTTCAACTGACTTAGGCTGATTGTACTTTAGTTCTCTAAGTTTATCAGCCTGAGTCTTTATACTATCTATCTTATCGCAAAACTGACTAATTTTGTGATACATAATTTCTCACCTTTTGAAATAATGTTTGAATTTGTAATTTATTGTTAGCAAGTTGTTCTTTACCCTCTTGCCAATTTACTTTTTGAAATTCAACAATGTCATTCCACTCAGTTTGCAACCAAGTAGTAACTTTATTTTCTTCGGCGTTTGTAGCATTCGCAAATAAAGATACTAACATTGCAATTGTTAATAATAGTTTCTTCATACTTTTCTTCCTGCTGTTTTTAAGTCCTCTTTACCAACAACCATATAAGGACCTTTGTTGTAGGCAGGTACGATAGAATATTGTTTAGATATTTCTAATCGCTCTTGCCTTTGTTTATGGTCAATCGTGCCACCATTACCTAGTTTTGTACTCGCACTAGGATAATTAGGTGACTCTCTTCGGTAAACTTTTTCAGGTTCATAAGAACCAATAATATGTTCAGTTTTAGGTTTTAACATACCAAATCTATACTTAATATAATCATCTAAAGACAACATATGTTTTTTCATACCAATTTTTTTCATTTGTTTGTTATACAAACGCAAGTCTTCTTTGTATTGAGCAAGTTGATTATCAGATAGATTATGCATCTTCTTCCTATTCTTTCTCAATGTACCACTTGATGTATTAGTATAGATAATAGCCATTAATTTAAATCTCTTGTAGCTTCTCTTTCAGATTTATCATATTGAGATTCTGCCATCTTTTCAGCATATGACATACCAAAAATAGACCTGTAAAATGCATCTCTTGGAGATGGAGTTTGATACAAGTTTAGTAATGCATCAAACTTAACATCAACATCTGAATAATATTCAGGATGCTTTGCTTTCAATTCAATATGGTCTTTAAAAAATTGAATTCTATTATCATATCTGTCAACTTCTTTCTCAGATAATGATTTCTTTTTAGACAACTTAATGTCTTTTTCTTTTGCATCTTTAAATTCTGCAAATAGATTTTCTTTATTATATGTAAACATACGACCTTTCTCTTTTATTGTTATAATATACCATAACCGTCTGGAAATGGCAAGCCCTTAAAAAAGCGTGAAAACCCACGCTTTCTTGCTGGAAAAACTCTCTAGGATGCGCCAGGACAGACGAATCAAGAGCTCTATGCACTACCGTACCCCCTCTTTTTCGAACAAATCCGCTTGAGTAGGAAATTCTTTTTGACTTTCCTCATCACACCATTTGTCAAATGCAGCTGCTTCCTTTTCATAGTAAGCAATGCACTCTTCACATTGTTTGACAGCGGCTTTGGTATCACCACTCTTAATAAGACCACGAATCTTCTTCAGGTCATCAATATGATTCAGAATATCATTCATCATTTTTTCTCCTTTTGGTCTTCTGAATTCATTAATAGTACAATGTAATGTACAGCTTTTAATAGGTCTTTTCTGTTACGACCATCTTTTTTACCAAACCTTGCAAGATATTTAATTGCATTGGCTTGACAAAAATCTTTATCAATGCCACAAGACCTTAATAAGTCTTGTACTTGAACACCATCAGATACTTGAGCGTAATGTTGCCCATATGTACCTTTAATGTAATCTAATACTTCTTTTAGTATTTTATCTTCATTATATTTCATATTTCACCTTTGTTATTTTTGTTTTAAAATCTTTTAAATGGTTTAAATTTGCATAACTATCATTATATATGGCATACGCTAATGTAGATGTATGCCTTTTAATTGTTTCTTTATAAAGTTGTTTAGCTTCTTCATATGTTTTAACAATAGTCTTTGTTGATTTACCTAATGGACGCCACATAACTACAGAATAACTATCTGCATTATCAATTATATTTTGTTCCCATTCATTAGGTATACTATTCATTCATCCAATCCTTATCTTCAGTAGCACTTGATTCTACTTTATTAATTTGGTCAAAATAACACCAGTATGTACCTGTGTCGCCTGTGTATGTAATGGCGCCAACATAGTTTAAATCTGTGTCGTAAGTTTTTGCATTTAGAGCTGTTTCATTCTCAGCCGCCACATCTTGTTTTTCTGTAGCGATACCGATATTGATGATAGTTCCTTCTCTACCATCTTTTGTGTAAACATAATCACCTGTATTAATTATCATAGTATAGTCCTTTGTTAGTGTTTAGTATTAAATAAGTATTCTTTGTCATAA